GTTCGCCCTGTGGACCTTGTTCGCCCTGTGGACCTTGTTCGCCCTGTGGACCTTGTTCGCCCTGTGGACCTTGTGGACCTTGTTCGCCCTGTGGACCTTGTTCGCCCTGTGGTCCTTGTGGACCTTGTTCGCCCTGTGGTCCTTGTTCGCCCTGTGGTCCTTGTGGACCTTGTTCGCCCTGTGGACCTTGTTCGCCCTGTGGTCCTTGTGGTCCTTGTGGACCTTGTGAACCTTGTGGTCCTTGTTCGCCCTGTGGACCTGTTTCGCCCTGTGGTCCTTGTTCGCCCTGTGGGCCTATAGGCCCTTGTGATCCCTGTGGTCCGCTATCAGTTTTGGGTATAAGATCACTGTCATCGATACCATTTTGGAACCAATATTCCACAATAGATCCGCTATCTAAAATGCCAACTACCAGACCTTGATAACGACGTAGAGTAGGTATAGCAAGTAATGCGGTGGCTACATTAGCATAAGGACCGTATCTAGCATCAGTGGGTTTCTGTGCTTGAACAAGAATATTGTCATTAAGTGTAATAGCCATTTTTTATTATGAATTCCTATATTGTAAGGCGCCCTCGGTAATTGTAGCGCCGTCGCTGATGTAGATCTTAAATGACACACCTGACCAGAAACCGTCAGGGCTGTTGACATTTTGTGTAACTGGAGTCAAGATAAAGTTACCGGGGCCAATCAAACCTTGATTAAGTTCAGTGAAATACCAAACAGTTTTTTGAGTATAAGAGGCCTGATGGGCCATCCAAACATATTCACCAAATGCGTTGTAAGTCACAGACACTGTTTCGCTAGCTGCGACCAATACTTTATTAGCAGTGCCGGCTGCAATTTCAGCAGCAATAGAACTAGCAGTGGGTTGTGTAAATGATTTACCCCAAAAATATGGATAAATTCCGTTGATTGATATAGCTGATGAAGTAATAGAAGCTGCTGATTGAGGTGCATTAATGCTACGCACTGCAGCAGGTCTTGAATCGGTGATGCCTTTGTTGTTGAGTTTGGGTAATCCTGCATCGTAGCTACCAGTAGCCGACCATGATGTAGTGCCCGACACCACAGTATAGGAATCAGTGCCGGACAATTGATAAGTGTAGTTGGGATTATTTGGGTCTGCGTAGCCAAATTGTGGAGCAATATTGGAAGTCAATGTCTCAGTGGGATTATTGATTGTAAATATCTGTGTAGCCCCTCTAAACAAGCTCAAAACAGTAAATGTGCTGGCATCGTTTTCTGTGCCAGTGGTCGTCAATGCTTGATTAATTGTTGAGCCAATTTCTTTAGTTCCTGATTGATCGCCCGACAGTGTCAGTGTTGGAACTGTATAAGTGGGGTTAAGATCCGGAAACAGTATAGTATCAAGCACCTGGACTAGATTTTTTGTTTTCCAATCGCTAGCAGGTAGTGGTGTAGCCCCGCCCACAGTCACGCTTTCCACGCTGTCGCTGACTGTGGTGTTATAAATTGTATTAAGTGTATTAGCCGAATATTCTAGACCAGTATTAGCGCCAACCACAATATTGCTGACCAAGCTATCAAATATGCTCTGTCCGTTGGCGTAGAAATAATTGTTACTTAAAATATTACCAGTGGAGATATTAGCGGTAACGTTCAGGCCGTTGGGTGTAATTGTCAAAACGTTGTTGACGCCGCCGATATTGGCCACAATATTACCGTTGGCAGTGGCAATGCCCATTTCTGTATTGCCGTTGGCAATAGATTGTGCAGATCCCACATTAGCAGTGACATTAGTGAGTCCGCTGCCGTCGCCAGAAATAACGCCATCAACAGTTAAATTACCACCGATGGTCATGGATCCGTCGTTATTGATGCCCCCGGTACCGATCCAAAGAGTATTCCATCTCAGTAGTTCTGGATAGTAACTACCTAGATCATAGACATCATCCACATTAGGCAACAGATGATTAGTGACTCTGACCACGCCAATGCCCGACGGTGCCAATACAAGATTAGCATTAGTGACATTAGTGGTAATTCTATTATTAGATATCACCACCTGACTATCAACAGGGCCGGCACCGTAAATTGCCGACATCATGGTATTGATATCAGCAAAAGCCTGTCTTAGTGGGGTGCCTTCTCCGTCGTCGGGCGAATCACCTATATCAATGATTATCTGTGACATTTTTTCTGAATTTAACTTATTTACCAAAAATAAAAAACTATAAGCTGCTGTAGTTTTGTTTAAATTTTGTCAAAAAATCTGTCATAGTAATAGATTTAAGGTTGTTTATTGTGAGAAAATCTTTGATATTTGCGGTAGTAGAACCGCAAACTCTAATGAATGTTGTGTTGGGAAAATTTTTAGTTATTTGTTTTATTTGATTAACCCAGTTTCCGGTAAATGTTTGGCTGGTATTTTTGGCTTTATAAAATTCAGTACCGGCATAGATATTATTGAATTTTTGGTGTTGGTCGGGTCCCAAATCAAAACCTATCAGATATATTTCGTTGTGGCCGTCCACAGCAGAAATTGCGCAGGCCACAGGTCCTGAACTGTAGCCATAATAGGGTTGTGGAATATTCAAGCCGCCCAAATTCGGCAAAGGTTTTCTAGTATAGAATCGATTTTGTTGACTATAGCCAGATTTTTGTATAGTATGTGCAATAGGGCGGTCTGTGGCCACTAATACATCTGGCACAAAATCTCGATAAAGTGCGTTACAGCCATAGATTTTGCCATGATTTTTTAGTTGATCAAGATCAACTTTCAATCTACTAATTCCGTTGCCCAAAACAAATGCTGTAGTCATAAAAAAATCCTCGTAGTATATATCTACGAGGATTCTGACACCACAAGTTCTTGATTACAGAGCCGAAGGATCTGATTCAATAACTGCCATCTCGATGGTGCCTGTGCTGCTACTCCATCCATTGGTAAATGTGGCTTTTTCTCCTCCGGATTTCACAGCGGTTTCGCCGTCAACACCCTGGAAGAAGTTGACAAAATACACAATATTGTCTGGACTGCCCGCCGAGCCACCAGTCCAATCAGTGGCATATTTGTTTGTTAACTTGCTGAGTCTAATAGCACTACTATCGCTAGTAAACACTGTCAATGTCATATTACCTTCAGTCAACGAACTATCGGCTTCGTTGCTGAGTGTGCACACACCCGACACACCCGAACTAGCACCGTAAACAAGATATTTACGTTCGCCTTTTTGTCTCACAATATATCCATCCTCTTCGCTTTGTCCCGTAATGAAAACTCGGGCCAATATCACAGGATTGCCAGCATTGGGGCCAGCAGCGGCAATGACTGTCTGTGGATAAGCAGGAGTTCCGTTTTGTGTTGATGCAATATTACCGCCAACCACACCGTAGAATTCTGTGCTGATCATTCCGGTGGGTGTAACTGGTGCAGTCAGTGATCCCACAGAAGGGAATCCAATGTCTGTGCCTGTTGTGCTACCAAATGCGCCGGTAGCGGCTTTCATGATTTTTAGTGGACGACCCATTTTTTTCTCCTAATTAGAAGTCCCATCGGGGTTCTAGCCCGTACGCGGTGGGTTTATACGCCGCATAAAACGCATTGTGCGTTGTTGTTATTTAGCTGATTGTTGATGTTTTCAATCAGCGACAGCTTTTTTCATCATGTTGACACAGTTCAATTTGAATTCCCATAATCTGCCACTATGACATCAGCGATTCGATCGATGATTGTTTCGTAGTCGTCATCATGTGCCAATCTAGAATGTCTAGCTATGCTATCATACATATTTTGAATATAAGCTCCCAATGGGCTATCGTCGTCTAATAAATCGTAGATTGCATCATGCAGGTCTCTTTCTTGAGCCAACGAAATCAATAGTTGAGTTAAATCACTTGCTCGACCTTCCGCCACATCTTGCTTAGATACACTAATAACATTAATGCCTTTAAGTTGAAATTTATCCCAAATATCAGATTCATTGTTTGCTTTTACGATCTTAGTAACATTTCTGTCTGTTTTTGGACTATAGTAGACTACTTTGAATGTCTTTTGTGTTTCAGAGCCTTCCGCCACACCTTGATTCACACCTTTACCTTGTCTTACACCACGTGCCCACTCAGCACTATTTTTGAAACCAAGATTTTTTGCTAGTTGATCAAGTTCATATGACCCCCAACCAAATTTATGTGCTATCATATCTAGTGGATCACGCCCTTGCATGACAAATTTTTCAAATGTGTTTATTACTCTAGTTTCTTCAGTTTCTTCAGAGCCTTCCGCCACACCTCGAACATCTCCATGTGTCGAATGCAACTTATGTTCTAAATCTTTTATTTTCTTTCTATAAAATGCTCCTTCATCTGGATCATTAGTATTTTTTAATTTTTCTTTTAATTCTTCGATTTTGTCATATATTCTAATCGAAAGTGGTTCTGGTCGTTCAGAGCCTTCCGCCACACCTTGCTGACTTTCTTTTGTTTTAACATTAATAGCTGGACCATGACGTTCTGGATTGGGGTCTTGCCTACGTTTACGGCTTGCTGCGGTCTTACGACCCTTTTTACCTAATGCATGTGCTTGGCTCTGTG